AATCGTGTTCTAACTGGCATATTGGATATCCATTCTTTTTTTGTTAAAAACAATGATACTGAATTATGTAGTTACTTATATGATAGTTCACCTTTTCAAAATACATATTTTTTTATGCGTCATACTATGGAAAAAATTGTAATGGTTATTATGTTCATTTACATAGTATATTGTAAGCCATATATTAATAATATTACGAATAGTAATAATATATTCATTATTGAATTAATGAAACATTTATATAGTGAGGCATGCAACTTTATTATTAATTACTATTGTATTTAATTTACATTATTATGCATTCGTATCAAAACTATTTATATAATCAATTTCTGTCTTGTATTTTTTAAATAAATGGTTATATTCTTTATCAATATGCTCTATACTAGAACTAGGTTCTTTATATGGAATAGGAAAATGTTTCATTTCTCTCTTTAAAAATTGTGATAATTTATTCACTATATTATCGCCAAATATTTCTTCCGAACGTATAAACAGAATATTATTTCGTTTATGACTTGTCCAGCTGTAAAATTGTCTAATCATTAATTGTAATAAAGTATCATCTGATAGTTTGACATTCATATTATTACTTAATTTTCTCTGGTTTGTTCCCCATATTCGGTTACCCCTTCTTTTCATGGACATGAATGCTAATATGGGATTTTTGTAAATATAAATGACTGGTATATCGCATTTTACATATAATGGACAATGCCCTAATATTGTACGTGTTATAGTAGTTCGGCATTTATAACCATTCTTTTCTAATGCGTTAATTAATGTATTGCTACAACAACCACCATAAGAAACAACTAATATTTCTAGTTTCTCTTTTTTAATAATATTATTTGCATGTTGTAAATTACAGATCATTATAAATTAGTTATAAAATATTTATATCAAATAATATATATATATTTTATATAATCGAATGAAATGGGTTGAAAGAAAACTAGGAATTAAAATACTTTACATTATTATCGTTATTTTTTTTATTTGTGCCATTTTAGTATCTTATTTGTATAATCCGAAAAGTAAAAAAGATAAAAAAATAAAAAACATAGTTATTAATATATTAAATCTAACAGGATTCATCTTTCTATTATGTTTTCAGTACTTAATCAAGTTTAGAGAAGGGTTTTTTGCCATATTAATAGCGGTTATTGTATGTTTATATACTTCTAAAACTAGTTTATTAAATCCATAAACCGCCACGCCCTCTTTTTTTACGCGTTCCTTTTGATTTTGTCTGTCGTTTACTCTTTGTTTTCTTTTTCTTTTGGGTTTTTACTTTAGGTTTCATTTTTTTACTCTCCTTTGTTACGATGTTTCCATCTTTATCCACTGGTCTATATCGTAAGAAAGATTCCTCATATTCTCTAGTTCCTCTTTTATCTTTCAATTCTTCAAATCGTTTTGCTTTTTCAGCACGTAAATCCGCCAAAGTCATTTGATTACCATAACAGTTGATACTAAATCTACGCAACAACCCTTTTTGTTTCAATCTATTCTCTTGTTGTACTTTGAATAAATACAACGCTAAACATGTGATTCGTTCTTTGTCATAATAATCTCTTGATGCATATAAAAACGCAAGGTAGAAACTCAACATAGTATCAATACTCGCGATTTTAATCTTTTTATTACCATCGTGAATAACATTATAACTGTGACACGCTAAAGGCTCATAAATGAAAGCAACTGCATCTTTATTGATACGGATTTCATAGTGAGGAGCGACAATCTCGCCAATGGCTTTATGTTTAATGATTTGAACATCTTTTATGCCAATATCGCGTAAATGTTCTTTTACATGGTCTGCGACAAGTTGAGGTTCTTCTGATAAAACATCAAAATCTGGATTCTTGCTTAACTTATGTTGAAGTTTACTTGGCATATAACCAGAATATAATGACATAGCGTATCCACCGAAAAAAACGACACCTTGATCAATTAAACTATTTTTTAATGTTTCGTATATTTTTCGTTGTTTCTTTTTATCCGACATGTCTCTCTGAAAGGAAACCTTCTTACATCCTTTGGATTTTAATGGATAATTTTTGTTTAAAAGTGTTAATCGTTTCATTACTTTTTCCCAACGACTTACATCTCCTGCAGGACGAGACAATTCTAAATACATTGCCATGCGCAAATAATTAGGAGGTGCATATAAAATACCACTTACTTTAATAGCTTCTTTTTTAATAGCGTTAAAAATATCCTTATGTAAATAGGTAATATCGGCAACGGGTGTGAAATTAACAAATACCTTGAATGTACCAAAGTGCACACCTGGTTTTCCCTCTACTTCAATAAACCCTGCTTTAGCATACAAGTCACATAATTCCTTAGTGTCTTCTAAAGGCCTAGGAGTGAAAAAATCGTAATCGGGCAATTCAATATCTTTATTGTAAAATTGATCTTCTTTTGGTAAAATAGCATTGATAGCTGTACCACCATATGCAATCAAATGTTTGCGTTTTAAAAACCCTTCTACAACAGAAATCATTTTTTTTACTTCCGGTGAGTTAATATTAGAACGACCAGTCTTCTCTTCTGCTTTATCCACAGCTGATCTTAATATTGCTAATTCACATTCTGAAAATGTCATTTTATCATCACAAACATCCTTAGGCATTGTTAAATATATATATATTATATGAACAAAATAATATATATAACTACATGTTTTTTCTAGTAAATTATGTTTCAAACTTGTAATATTCGGTTTCCATTGTTCGAGTAGAAAAGTTGAGCTTAGGATTATTAGGAGGGGTTTCTTCAATGTAAACAGGAATATAACGCAATTTTTCTGGTTTCAGGACAAATGCATATCCTGCCTGATTGAAAAAAGAAATATTTTCTTGAATATTCTCATCAAACTGTTGATACGCAACGCCTAAAAGCTGACATCCCATTTCTCTCGTGACTATTCCACTTGGGTTTTCTGGATAAACAGTATTATCGGGTAAAGATATGGTCATGCTCTTCTTATTATACTCCTGGAGTTCACCCATATCTGGTGTATATTTAATATCATAATATGGTAGTACTCTCATAAACATTGAATTACTTGTCATGTTAACAAACTCGTAAAAATCTCTGTTTTCCAAAAATGCGGTATTCGAACGGTCAACAATGATAATAATAGTAGGTTGTATTTTACCATTCTTGGTATTCAATTCTTGCAATTTAATCTCACCCAAGTTTCGACTCACGCATTGAGAATTACTGCTTGCACTATCACAAGATTGAAACTCGTTACTGTAAGCAGGGGATAACAAATATTGGTTTTGGATTCCTTTGAAAATCTGTGCCATATTCGTCAACATTGTTTGATTATTACTCTTAATACGTAAATGAATGATAATAGGATCCGTTGGGTTCGGTGCAGTAGCGGCACTAAAAGCATTTGAAGTAATTGTTTCAATGACACTGTTAAATGGCACATAATTATAAGTCTCTTTAACATTATAGTTATCAACATTGGATGTGGAGACGACTGGTTGATCATTGATAGAATAGATTTCAAAATCTAAACCACGAACACCCTGCTTAATCACATTTTTTAGAGGGCAAATATCTACAAAATCATTTTTATAAGACCCACCACTGCAAGCGTTATATGCAGTCATAATATAGTAATCTCTCAAACTATATTGACAATCTTTGTCATTGTAATCCAATGAATGAATATAATTTCCCGAATCCTGATATAAACTATTCATCATACTACATTCCAAGTCTGTCAGGTTACGCATATATAAATAGTAGATCAAGATGCTTATAAGAATAGTAATCAATATAATTAACAAGCCCCAATTAACATATACTTCATCCATATTCTTTATCGCTTCCATCGTACTTTTAATTGTTTTTTGATCCATAATAGTAGTTATCTATTATACTATATTATTTTTATAAAATATATATGAAATTAAAACATTTATACTCATATATAATTATTTCCTAATTGTTAGTTAAATAATATACATATAGGTTATATAAAGAGAATGGCCGGTGGCTTAATGCAATTAGTATCAGAAGGACAACAAAATATCATATTAAATGGAAATCCATCAAAAACTTTTTTCAAGGCGACATATGCTAAATATACCAATTTTGGTTTACAAAAGTTTAGGGTTGATTTTGAAGGAGCAAAAACATTGCGTTTATCAGAAGATTCAACATTTACATTCAAAATACCACGATATGCAGATTTATTAATGGATTGCTACTTGTCCGTAGAGTTGCCTAATATTTGGAGTCCTATTATTCCACCCAATGATGATCCGAATGACCCTGCTTTTACTGATGGTAAATGGGCACCATATGAGTTTCGTTGGATTGAAAATATTGGGGCTAAAATGATTAATAAAATTACCATTACATGTGGTAATCAAACTATACAAGAATACTCTGGTTCGTATATATTATCTATGATACAGAGGGATTTTTCTGGAAATAAAAAGGCATTATTTAATAAAATGATTGGGAATATACCCGAATTGATGGATCCGGGAAATGAACCACCTCGCGTAAATGCTTATCCAAGTGCATATTATACAAGCAGTTCAGGTGGAGCAGAACCATCTATTTATGGAAGAACTTTATATATTCCTATTAATTCTTGGTTTTCCCTCAAGAGCCAGATGTCATTTCCATTAGTATCATTGCAATATAACGAATTGCATATTACAGTTACTATGCGCCCAATTCAAGAATTGTTCCAGATTCGTGATGTTTTTGATAGCGCAAATAACTTTCCTTATATAGCACCTAACTTCAACCAATATTACATGCAATTCCATCGCTTTTTACAAACTCCACCTGATACTGCTCTTACTGCTGCTTCGTATACTGATACTCGTTCTTTATGGAATGCGGATATTCATTTAAACTGTACTTATGGGTTTTTATCAAACGCTGAATCAAGAGTCTTCGCATTAAACGAACAAAAATATTTATTTAAACAAGTGAGAGAAACCAAGTTTTATAACGTGACAGGTCCGAACAAAATACAACTCGATTCATTGGGTATGGTAAGCAATTGGATGTTTTATTTCCAAAGAAGTGACGCAAATCTTCGTAACGAATGGTCTAATTATACAAACTGGCCATATCGATACAGACCAAGTGAAGTTATTCCTGCCCCAACCGATGGGGATGTTTTAGTAGACCGTGATGGTGATCCTGCCTTAATTGGACCTGGTGTAAACATTGATGGTAAGTTAACTGGTTGGATGATTACCGGAAACTATAGTTTCGAAAACAAAAAGAACATATTAGTAAGCATGGGGATTCTTTTGGATGGATTATATCGAGAAAATGTTCAGCCGGCGGGGGTTTTTCAGTATATTGAGAAATATGTAAGAACCTCTGGTAACGCGCCATCTGGTTTATATGTATACAATTTTAGTTTACATAGTAATCCATATGATCTACAACCAAGCGGTGCAATGAACATGAATCGTTATAACGATATTGAATTGGAAATTAATACGATTATTCCTCCATTAGATCCGTTGGCGCAATCTATGGATATTTGTGATCCTAGCACCGGAGAAGTCATTGGTGTAAACAAACCCACATGGCGTATTTATGATTATAATTTTGATTTAGTTGTATTTGAGGAAAGAATCAATGTTGTCAATTTTATAGGTGGAAATTGTGGACTATTATATGCCACATAATTTTAATAATTGTTTATTGAGTTTAATGTATATAAAAGTTTTGGAACAATAAGTATATTATCAATTATAATGTTAACTGATTGTTTTTTAGGA